ATATTACTTCTTGACATGATATAATAGTATTGTAAAAGTATAAATTAGAGATGGTTCATAGAAGCCTCCTTTCAAATTGAAATAGGATGATTTAAAAATTATCCTATTTTTTATTTATACCCTCCCCCTTTTTATTTTTTAATGATAAGGAGAAAAAATAAATGACTAAGATAGTTAGAACCGATAAGCTACCTGGACATAGAGGAGCTTATGAAAAGAATAGAAAGAAGATACTAGCTACACAGAATGTTTGTGGTATTTGTGGTAAAGAAATTGATATGACTTTAAAGACTCCAAATCCATTAGCACCTTGTGTTGACCATATAATTCCAGTTGCTAAAGGTGGACATCCAAGTGATATTAATAACCTACAACTAGCTCACTGGCAGTGTAATAGACAAAAAAGTGATAAATTATTTTTAAACATAGAGAAAAAAAGTAAAATTTTGTTAGGTAATAGAAATCTACCACAAAGTAAAGATTGGACAAAATACAAAGCTGAGTAAAATAGGGGGCTATGACACCCTCCCACTCGAACGAGCGGTATTCACACTGCCGACTGTACAAATTTTCTCATGCGAAAAAGGAGGTTTTATGGAAAATTATAAAGGAATTGATTATTTAAGAAAACAACTAAGTGAATTGGAACAAAGAGTATCTTTGAGATATGATTATTACACAATGAAGAAAGAAGATTCATTATTGGGAATTACTATTCCACCTGAACTAAGAAAAAAATATAAATCTACTCTAGGTTGGTGTAGCAAGGCAGTTGACAATTTAGCAGATAGATTAAGTTTTAAAGAATTTGACAATGACTCTTTTGAAATTAATGAAATATTTAAAATGAATAATCCAGATGTATTTTTTGATAGTGCTATTTTAAGTGCATTAATTGCTTCTTGTTGTTTTGTATATATCTCACAAGGAGAAGAAGATACTCCAAGACTTCAAGTGATAGAGGGCGATTGTGCTACCGGAATTATAGATCCTATTACAAATTTGCTAAAAGAAGGTTATGCAGTTTTAGACAAAAACGAATCAGGACAAGCAATTCTAGAAGCTTATTTTGTGGCTGGTAGGACTGATTATTATGTAGAAGGTAAGTTTGCTTATAGTTATGAAAACAAAGCACCTTTTGCACTTTTAGTACCAATAATTTATAGACCAGATGCAAAAAGACCTTTTGGACATAGTAGAATAAGTAGGGCTTGTATGTATCTTCAAAAATATGCTTGTAGAACTTTAGAAAGGGCAGATATTACAGCTGAGTTTTATTCATTTCCACAAAAATATGTTGTTGGATTAAGTGCAGATGCTGAACCAATGGATACTTGGAAAGCTACAATTTCAAGTATGTTACAATTTACAAAAGATGAGCAAGGAGATAGTCCGAAGTTGGGGCAATTTACAACACCTAGTATGTCTCCCTTCACTGAGCAACTAAGAACCGCTGCAGCAGGATTTGCTGGAGAAACAGGATTAACTTTAGATGATTTAGGTTTTGTAAGTGATAATCCTAGTTCAAGTGAAGCTATAAAAGCAAGCCATGAAACATTAAGAATGTATGCAAGAAAAGCTCAAAAAACTTTTGGAAGTGGTTTTTTAAATGTTGGTTATTTAGCTTGTTGTTTAAGAGATGATTTCACTTACAAAAGAAATGAATTTTATAAACTTATACCAAAATGGCAACCAGTTTTTGAACCAGATGCAGCAACTTTGTCAAATATTGGAGATGGAGCAATAAAGATTAATCAAGCAATACCTAATTTCTTTGATGAAAAGAAATTATCTGAATTAACAGGAATATAGAGAAATGGAAAAAGATATAGTACCAGAACTTTTAGAAAACTTATTAAAAGAGTTTGAAGAAAGTTTGCAAAAAAATGAAGAAATAAAAAAAGCACTTGAGATATTAATTTCTAAAAAAGCAAATTATAGGAATGCAAATGAATTTGCAGAGGAAGTAGGAAATGTTTTAGTAAATTGTTTTAAAAATAATATTTCAGTTGATATTTTACCAGATAGAAGAATGTATTATAATATAGCAGATAGAATTTTAAATTCAACCTTAACAAAAGGTTACGAAGTTATTTCTGATTATTCTGTGGAAGTACAATCAATTTTAAACAAAAAAGCTAAACTAGGTTTAAAAGGTATTCCGTCAGTTAAAAATCAAGATAGAATAGATGGTTTTATAAATAAAATATCAAATGCAGAGGATTTTAGTAAAATTAATTGGCTTTTTGATGAGCCGATTAGAAATTTTTGTAAATCAGTTGTAGATGAAACTATTGAAGTAAATGTGGAACATCACTATAAATTAGGATTAAAACCAGTTGTTATAAGAATATCAAGCGGAAAATGCTGTAAGTGGTGTGATAAGATATCAGGAAAATATAATTATCCTGATGTTCCAAAGGATGTTTATAGGAGACATAGTCATTGTGATTGTATCGTTGAGTATTTCCCTGGAGATGGAAAAAAACAAAATGTTTGGACAAAAAAATATACTAAACAAGAAAAAAGACAAAATATAAAAACCGAAAAATTGACTAAAGCTGAAAAAGATGCTAAAATAGAGAAAAGAATAAAATTAAGTAAAGAAAATTCATCTAAGATTAGTGATGTTAGAAAACAATGCTTAAAAAATGATATACATTATAATCAAATAAAAAAACATAAAGAAATAATATCTGAAAAAGATATAATTAAAAATTTAGGTGGACTAGACAAAACAAAAGGGTCTTGTTCTTCTGTGGCATTAGCATATGTAGGGAATAAAGGCGGATATGATGTTTTAGACTTTAGAGGTGGAAAAAGTTGTGATATGTTTTCACAGAATGATACTATAAAAAAAATATCAAAACTTTCTGGAGTTAAAAGTTTTACAGTAAAAGATTATAATGATCATAATGCAGTTATAAAATTAACACAAAACATGGTCGAGGGCAAAGAATATTATTTAGCTACAGGTGTACATGCAGCAATAATAAGAAAAACCTCTAAAGGACTTGAATATTTGGAGTTACAAGATAATGAAGTTTTAAATGGTTATAAGATATTAAATAACAATGTATTAACAAAAAGGTTTGGTTGTAAGAAAAGTCATAATATAAAATATATAGGGAAAGTTGAAGTAGAGAGCATTTTAATAGACGTTGATAGTTTAAAAAATAATGGAGAATTTGAAAAGATTTTAGGATTTATAAATACAAATGGTGGAAAACAATTAAAGGGAAGTGGTGGAAGTGTCAAATGATTTTTATAAAGATTTAGAAAAATATGCAAATGAAGAAGATACAACAATCTTTGCAGAAAGCAATCTTGATGGATATTCTGATTTTTATAAAGAAGATAAAAAAAACAGAGTGTGGTGGATAGATAAGTTAGATGTTGTAGGAGAGCATTTGTTTAGTTTCGATAAGAAAAAGATATATAATATATTTTTGGATTATCCTCATAATTTGACTAAAGAAGAAAAAGAAATTTTTGATGAAGACGAACCATACTGGAAGGATTTTTTAAAAAATAGATAAAAGCAAAAGCAATGTACGAAAAAGTATGTTGCTTTTTTGTTGCATAAAATAAAATTAAGGAGAGGTTAAGTGTCTAAGAAAAAAATAGGCAATCAAAAACCTACACAGTCATTAATATTATCAACAAAAAATAGCGATTATAAAGAAGCTATTGAACTTTACGAAAGAAGCGGAAGAACTGCTCAAAAATGGCAAATTGAATTATTAAAAGCTATTTTGTCAAAAACTAAAAAGGAACTTTGGGTTCATACTAAATTTGGTTACTCAGTACCTCGTAGAAATGGTAAGAACGAAATAGTAGCTATAAGAGAATTATACGGACTTGTAAAAGGTGAACATATAAACCATACAGCACATAGAACCACAACTTCTCACTCAGCTTGGGAAAGGTTGCTTAGGATAATTTCTAAAGCAGGATTTAAAGAAAATGAAGACTATACAAGTTTAAGGGCGTCAGGCAGAGAAAAAATTGAATTTTTACAAACTGATGGAGTAATTGAATTTAGAACAAGAACTTCTACTGGTGGACTTGGAGAAGGTTTTGACCTTTTAGTTATAGATGAAGCACAAGAATATACAGACGATCAACAGAGTGCTTTAAAATATGTAGTTACTGATAGTAAAAATCCACAAACAATATTTTGTGGAACTCCCCCAACTCCAGTTAGTTCAGGAACAGTCTTCACTAATTTAAGAAAAAAAGCTTTAAATGGAGAAACTAAAAATACAGGTTGGGCGGAATGGTCAGTTGAAGACCAATCAGATATGTATAATAAAGAACTATGGTATTTAACAAATCCTAGTTTAGGAACTGTCTTTACTGAAAGGTCAGTTGAAGACGAAATTGGAGAAGATGAGATTGACTTTAATATCCAAAGATTAGGACTTTGGATAAGATATAATCAAAAATCAGCAATTTCAAAGATTGATTGGGATAATTTGGCAGTTGAAAAATTACCAGAATTTAAAGGCAAATTATTTGTAGGAATAAAATATGGAGCTGATGGAACAAATGTAGCATTAAGTATAGCAGTAAAAACTGTTGATAATAGAATTTTTGTAGAAAGTATAGATTGCCAATCTGTAAGAAATGGAAATGGTTGGATAATAAACTTTTTAAAAAATGCAGATATTGCAGATATAGTTGTTGATGGACAGTCAGGGCAAAAAATTTTAGCGGATGAAATGAAAGAGTTTAAAATAAAAGCACCGATTTTACCAACTGTTAAAGAAATAATTGTAGCTAACTCTATGTGGGAACAAGGAATTTTTCAAAAAAGTATTTGCCACAATGATCAACCATCATTAACAAAAGTTGCTACAAATTGTGAAAAAAGATTAATTGGAAATGGTGGGGGTTTTGGTTATAAATCCCAATTTGAAGATAATGACATTTCTTTGATGGATAGTGCATTATTAGCACATTGGATATGTAGTATATCAAAACCCGCAAAAAAACAAAAAATAAGATATTAAATTTAAATAATTGATTATTAAAGACACTTTAAAAGGTGTCTTTTTTAATATAAAAAAATACAGAATCAAACTGGACAAATAGGAGGAAAAAGAATGAGTGAATTTAAACCAATCACTACACAAGAAGAATTAGATTCTATAATCGGAGAGAGATTGAAAAGGCAAAAAGAAAGCATCTCAAAACAATATACAGATTATGAGGATCTAAAAACAAAGAACGTTGATTTAGAAAAAGAATTGACAGAACTTAAGAAAAGTATAGAAAGTTCAGCATCAAGCAAAACAGAACTTGAAAAACAAATTGAAGAATTGACAGGAAAAGTTAAAGCACATGATTTATCATCTCTAAAAATAAAGTATGCTCTTGAAAATGGCATACCTTATCATTTAGCCGGCAGAATTTCAGGAGATGATGAGGATAGCATAAAAGCAGATGCGGAAAGTTTATCAGACTTTTTCAAATCACAAACACCGCCACCACCTTTAAAAAACACAGAAAAGAAAGTTAGTGGAGAAGATGTGGCATATCAAAATATATTAAAAGGATTAAAAGGAGAATAAAATTATGGCAGTATTATCAAAAGGAACATTATTTGACCCTGAATTAGTATCAGACTTAGTAAACAAAGTGCAAGGAAAATCTTCACTTGCGGTTTTAGCAAAACAAGTACCGGTATCATTCAACGGAAGTAAAGAATTCACATTTACATTAGACAAGGATGTAGATGTTGTTGCAGAAAATGGGAAAAAAACTGAAGGAGGAATAACTGTTGAACCAGTTATTATTAGTCCGATAAAAATCGAATATGGAGCAAGAATTTCTGATGAATTTTTATATGCAGCAGATGAAGAAAAAATTAATATATTAAAAGCATTTAATGAAGGTTTCGCAAAGAAAGTTGCTAGAGGACTTGATATTATGGCAATGCATGGAGTAAATCCAAGGACAAAACAAGCTTCAACAGTAATTGGAACTAATCATTTTGACAATTTAGTTTCACAAAAAGTAACTTTTGTTAAAGCACAAGTTGAAGAAAATATTGAAGCAGCAGTAGGACTTGTTCAAGGTTCTAATGGAGTTGTAACAGGTATGGCAATGTCTCCAACTGTTTCATCTGAATTAGCAAAATTAAAAGTAAATGGTGTTAGACAATATCCTGAATTAGCTTGGGGAGCAAATCCTGGTTCAATTAATGGATTAGCGGTTGATATAAATACAACAGTATCAGAAGGTGTTGATAACAAAGAAAAAGCTATAGTAGGAGATTTTGCTAATATGTTTAAATGGGGTTATGCAAAAGAAATTCCACTTCAAGTAATTGAATATGGGGATCCCGATAATTCCGGAAAAGACTTAAAAGGATATAACCAAGTATATTTGAGAGCAGAAGCTTATATTGGTTGGGCAATTTTAGATGCTAAATCTTTTGCAAGAATTGTGGAGGCATAATATGATTTATAAAAATATCATAACAGGGGCTATCATTGATAGTCCTTGTCTAATTTCAGGAGACGATTGGGAAGAAGTAGAAAAAGTTGAAGAAGTAGAAGAAGTTGAAGAAGTTGAAGAAACTACTGAAGGAAAAAAATCAAATAAAAAGTAGGTGGCAAAAATGAATAATTTTGCAACTATTGAAGATGTAATAAATTTATTTAGAAAATTGGATAGTGAAGAAATAGAAAGAGCAACAGCTCTATTACCTATAGTTTGTGATAGCTTAAGAGTCGAAGCAAAAAAGGTTGGTAAAGACCTGGACAAACTGGCAGAGGATAGAGCTTTTGCTAACGTAGTAAAATCAGTTGTTGTGGATATTATATCCAGAACACTACTTACTAGCACTAATAATGAACCAATGATTCAAACTTCTGAAAGTGCCTTAGGTTATTCATTCAGCGGAACTTTTTTAAATCCAGGCGGAGGACTTTTTATAAAAAATAGTGAGTTATCAAGACTTGGACTTAAAAAACAAAGATATGGAGTGATTAATTTCTATGAGTAGATTAAAAGGCATAACTATTACATTAATTAATAAAATAGAAAATGGAGAAGATCCTTTTGGAAATCCAATTTTAGTAGAAAAAGAAATAAAAGTAAATAATGTATTAGTAGGACAACCTACCACAGAAGATATAACAAATTCATTAAATCTATATGGCAAAAAAGCGGTTTATACGTTAGCTATTCCTAAAAGTGATACGAATATATGGGAAGACCAGGAAGTAATGTTTTTTGGGCAAAATTTTCGCGTTTTTGGATGTGTTATAGAAGGTATAGAAGAAATGATGCCATTAAGTTGGAATAAGAAAGTGATGGTTGAACGTTATGCTTAAACTTTTCAAAATAAATAAACCTGGTGTAAGTGAATTAATGAAATCAGGCGAAATGCAAGCAATATTAAGTGGGAAAGCAAAAGAAATTGCAGCGAGATGTGGTTCTGGTTATGGAACCGATATATATATTGGGAAAACAAGAGCAAATGCTTCTGTTGGAGCAATAACAAAGAAAGCAAAAAGAGATAACTACAAAAATAATACATTATTAAAAGCGGTTAAATAACATGATTGAAATAATAATAAGAGATTTTTTAAAAAATAATTTAAAAATAGATGTTTTTTTAGAACATCAAAAAAGAGAGCCTGAAAGTTTTGTAATTTTTGAAAAAACTTCAAGCACAAAAAATAATCAATTAAAAGCAACCACTTTTGCTTTTCAAAGTTATGGAAAGACTCTATATAAAGCTTGTGAATTAAATGAAAAGTTAAAAGAAGCGGTTGAAAAATTAATAAATTTAAACGAAATAGCATCAGTAAAGCTAAATAGTGATTATAATTTTACTGATGAAGAAACTAAACAATACAGATACCAAGCTGTATTTGAAATTAAACATTATTAATAGGAGGAAAAAATATGGCGGAAGTTAATAACGTAACTTATGGCAAACCTAAAGTAGGCGGTGCAGTTAGTGTTGCACCTTTAAAAACAGCTTTACCAGTTGATGCTAAAACAGTTTTAAATACTGCTTTTAAAAATTTAGGTTATATCTCAGAAGATGGATTAAGTAATGAAAATAGCCCTGAAACTGATAAAATAAAAGCTTGGGGCGGTGATGTAGTTTTAACTACTCAAACAGAAAAAGCAGATACATTTACTTATAAATTAATTGAATCTTTAAATATTGAAGTATTAAAAGAAATTTATGGATCAAAAAATGTAATTGGTACTTTAGATACTGGAATTACTGTAAAAGCAACAAGCGAATCTGCACAAGCTCATGTTGTAGTAATTGAAATGATTTTAAAAGGTGGAATTTTAAAGAGAGTTGTTATTCCTAATGGTGTTATAACAGAAATTGGAGAAATCAATTATTCTGATGAAGATGCTATTGGTTACGAAGTAACAATTCAAGCTTTACCTGATAGTGATGGTGTAACTCACTATGAATATATTGTAAAAGGAGCTTAAAATGATTAAGGGAATTACTAAATCTGGTTTTAAATTTGAAATTTCAGATAAAGCTTTAGATGATTTTGAACTATTAGAATTAATGGCAGATGTGGACTCTAATGCTCTTTTAGTTCCAAAGATTTTTGAAAAGCTATTAGGAACAAAACAAAAAGAAAACTTAATAGAATTTATGAAGAAAAGAGACGGCTATGCTTCAACTGAAAAAATGGCAAAAATTTTAGAAGAAATTTTATTAAGTAGTCAAAAATTAAAAAACTAAGTTTCCTTGCTGGAGTTATAAAAGAAAATGAAGATTTAATAATTTGTGATCTTGCTGAAACCTATAATATATTAGACTATACAAAGCTACCACTAACAATGGTAGCTTGTTTAGTTATGGGGTTAAGGGATAACTCAAGATTAAAAATGAAAGTCTTTAAAGCAAAAATGGAAACAAAGGATTATTTACTAGCTGGTATCTATGATAGATTAACTCTTTTAGTTTATGCAAATACCAAAGATGCACAAAAGGGAAGAAATAAACCTAAAATGCTATTAGATATTTTAGATAAAGAGAAAGAGCAAGTAAATAGTTTTAATTCTAGTGAGGATTTTATAAAAGCAAAAGAAAGAATTTTAAAAAATATAGAAGAAAAGGAGTGTGATATTGATGAGTGATATTGGTAAGGCTTATGTCCAAATAGTTCCCTCTGCTAAGGGGCTTGAAGGAGCAATTAGTGGACAACTTGAAGGTGAATCGGCAAAAGCTGGACAAAGTGCGGGGTCAAGTATAGTTTCCACTATAAAGAAAGTTTTTATTGCAGCAGGAATTGGTAAAGCTCTATTATCTACACTTCAAGAAGGTGGAAAACTTCAACAATCATTAGGTGGTATTGAAACACTTTTCAAAGATAATGCAGACAAAGTAAAAGGCTATGCAAAAGAAGCTTATAGATCAACTGGATTATCTGCTAATGCTTATATGGAAAATGTAACAGGTTTTTCAGCTAGTCTTTTACAATCTCTAGGTGGAGATACAAAAAAGGCTGCAGAAACTGCAAATATGGCTATGATAGATATGGCAGACAACAGTAACAAGATGGGGACATCAATGGAAGCTATTCAAAATGCTTATCAAGGTTTCGCTAAACAAAATTATACAATGCTTGATAACTTGAAACTTGGTTATGGTGGAACTAAGAAAGAAATGGAAAGACTTCTTAAAGATGCTCAAAAGATAACTGGTGTTAAGTATGATATAAATAACCTAAATGATGTTTACGAAGCAATTCACGTTATACAAGGTGAATTAGACATCACAGGAACAACTGCAAAAGAAGCATCAACAACTCTTAGCGGTTCTTTTAATGCTATGAAAGCATCCTTCCAGGATGTTTTAGGTGCTTTAGCTTTAGGAGAAGGATTAAGACCAGCATTAGAAGGTTTAGCAAGCACTGTTAGTACTTTTCTATTTGGAAATTTATTTCCAATGATAGGAAACATTTTATCACAATTACCAGGACTCTTAATAACTTTTATTCAAATTGCTTTACCACAATTTATACAAATGGGTACTGATATGGTTAATTCATTAATTAGTGGGTTTGACTTTGGTATGGAAGGATTTTGGGCTAATTTTAGTGAAATGATAAATGTGCTTTTAACAGATTATTTACCACAGTTTTTAGAAACTGGAGTAAGTCTGATAACTGAATTAGTAAATGGTCTTTTAACTGCAATTCCAGATGTAATAACTGGTATGGGAGAGATTATAAATAGTATAATGATTGTGGCAATGGATGCTATACCTCAATTATTACAAGCAGGATATGATTTAATTAAGAATATGGCTCAAGGTATTTTCAATAATATGCCAGCAATAACAAAGAGTATAGTTGATGTTTTAGATAAATTATTAAAAACAATACTTGATAATTTTCCACAATTTTTACAAAAGGGCTTTGAACTAATTGGCAAAATGGCTCTTGGTATTTGGAATAATTTACCACAGATTATATCAACTCTAACTAACTTATTATTAGCATTAATTAGAAAAATAGGTGAATATTTACCTCAATTTTTACAAAAAGGTATTGAATTAATTGGTAAATTGCTTGTAGGTATAGTTCAAAAAGCACCAGAAGTGATTGCGAAAATACCTTCAATAATTTTACAAATTCTATCTTCAATAGGAAAATTTGTTTCGCAATTTGTTTCAATGGGGGGTCAACTTCTAATGGGACTTGCAAAAGGTATTGCAGGAGCAGTTGGGAATGTTATAAAGTCAGCGGTAGATGCTTGTAAGAATGTTGTTTCAAAAATTAAAGCATTCTTTGGTATTCACTCTCCATCAAGACTTTTTGCAGAAATAGGGGAGTTCTTAGACTTAGGACTTGCTGAAGGTATTAAAGATAATATAAAGCCAGTAACAAGTGCTATGGAAGAACTATCTAATGAAACTCAAAAGAGCTTTACAAGTGAATTAAGCCATAATATAGTTAATAATAATCCTAAGGGTATGTTTGATACTATTAATGGAGAAAGTAACCTAATTTCTAATTATAAAGCCAAAGAAAACAAAACTCCTATTGAATTAGTATTACACTTAGGAAATAAAACTTTTAAAACCTTTGTTGAAGATATAACAAAAATTCAAGATGAAAAGATTGAACTTGATTTAGCTTATTAGGAGAAAAAATGGAATATAAATTAATTTTTAATGAAACAAATCTTGATGATACAATAGAAAACTATACTACACTTGATGTTAAAGGAAGAGGACTTTTTGTAAGAAATATTCATTCAATTTCTATCAGTGGTAGAGATGGAGAATATATAACAGAAAGCAAGTATCCAGGAAGAAATATTATAGTTGATTTCCTTATAAATGCTAAAAATCATTTAGAATATTTTAAAACAATGCAAAAGTTAAATAATATAATCAATTCTGATAAAGATGTTATTTTTAAAGTAACAGATGAAGAGGGATATAGAATAGGTAGAGTTACAGAAATTACAGATCCTGCACTTAATAAAGGTGTAGGGTCTTTTACTATATTTTGTCAGAATCCTTTTGCTTTTGGCGAGAAATTAACAGTAGATAAGACTATAAAATCAAAATATAGTCTTGATGTTAAAATAGAAAATATAATTGCAAAAATAACAAATGGAACTAATAAAGTTATTTTAAAAAACGAAACTAAAGGAACAAAAATTATTTTGAATGGGACTTTTGCTCAAAATGATATTTTAGAAATTTCAAAGGAAAAAATACTTTTAAATAAAAAAGATATAAAAAGTTATTTAGACTTTGTGGAGAGTGATTATCACGATTTCAAATTATATAATAATAATGTTGTAACAATAACAAATGCAACTAATTTACAGATAGAATATAGGGAAAGGTGGTTTTAATGAAATCAGGAGTATTTTTATTTAATAATAAACAAGAATTAATCTCCACTATTTCCCCTGATTCTCTAATAGAGAATACACAAGAAATAGAATTAAATGGACTTATAACAGCCACAGTTACTACAAAGTATAGTAAGGATATAGAAATATCTGAATATTTTGGAGTTAAAGAATTGAATAATTTTTGGCTTTATAAGATTAGAAAATTTTCAAAAGAAGGAGAAATGATTACATTAAATGGAATTCATATTCTTTTTGATGACTTAAAAGGTCAAGTTTTAAGAGATATAAGACCATCAAAAGTTACTGCTTTAGAAAGTTTTACTAAAATTTTAGAGAATAGCACTTGGAAAGTTGGGGTTAGTCAGGCAACAACAACTTCAAGTGCTAATTTTTATTATAAATCAGTTTTAGAGTCTTTTTATGAAGCTTTAAAGAAATGGAATTGTGAATTTATTCCACAAATAGAATTTAAAGATGGAAAAATCATTTCTAAAAAAATTAATCTTTATGATAAGATTTCAAAAGATAATGGAAAATGGTTTGAATACGGAAATGAACTTTTAACTGTTGTTGCTGAAACTGATAAAGATATTTACACTGCTTTTATAGGACTTGGTAAAGGAGAAGAAACTAAAGGCGGTGGTTTTGGTAGAAAGATTAAGTTTGACTCTATTATTTGGGAAAGTTCAAAAGGAAAGCCTACTGATAAGCCTTTTGGACAAGACTTTGTGGAAATAAAAGAAGCTAGTAAGCTCTGGGGTTATCCAGATGGTACACCTAGAATAGGTATTGTAGAATTTTCAGATATAGAAGATAAAGAAGAACTTTTAAAGAAAACTTATCTTTATGCAAAAGAAAACTGCAGACCTAAACTACAATTAAAATCAACTGTAATTTCAAAAGAACCAGTTGAAATTGGAGAAACTTGCACTATTATTAGAAATGATCTAGATATTAGATATAAAACAAGAATTTTTAAAATAAAGAAAAATTTTTTAAATACTGATTTAATTTCTTTTGAATTTGGAGATAAGGTTGTTTTATCCGCTTCTGATAGAATAAAAAGCAATCTTGAAAAAGAAGAAAAGAAAGAAATAGAATTAGAAAGCAAGATGGAAATTTTTCTAAAAAATGCTACTAATTTTTATTTTAATGATGATGGTTATAATTATGAATTAAAAGCAAACAATGAATATAATTTACCTGCAGGATATTATTCTTTTAATAAACCTATTGAAGAAAATCCAACTAAGGTTCTTTATGTCGGAGCAGGTAAGATATTAATTGCTGATAGTAAAAATCCTAATGGAGAATGGAAATGGAGAACTGCTATAACTCCACAAGGAATAGCTGGAGAAGAAATAGTTACAAATTCTATTACTGCAAATAAACTATCAGCAGATGTAGGGCAAAGTTTGGATTTAAGTTCAAATGAAAGTATAAATAATGTTGTAAATAAATCTATAACAAACGAAGTAGAAAAAATTAGAATTGGTGGAAATAACTTAGCTAAGCATTCAGATAATTTCTATAATTCTGTTGAAGAAGACGAAGAAAATTACTGGACAGCCGCTGCAGATATAACGAAAAAGAAAATAACAGATTGTGTAGATGTAAGTTATTGTGAAAACTGTGAAGATTGGATAGGATATGAAATAGTAGAATTTAGTAAATTCAATTGGGAGAAAATAAAATTAGAGCAAGGAGATAATTTGTTTTCTTATAATTTTAGCAAACATATAGATTATATGTATAATTCGGAGCTTAAAACAAATCAAGATTATATGATTTCTTTTGATGTTGTAAATCCTAATACTTTTAATTTAGTTTTCAAGAAACATCTTAGCAAAACAGATTCTTATTTTACAGTTGTTTTGAAACCAAAAGAATATAGAAGAATATATTTTAAGCTTAACTCAGATGATACTATATTACCTTTTGATTTAGAAGAAGGAGCGGAAAGACCAGAGAAAATTAAAATAGCTTGTAAGAAACTTAAAGTCGAAGAAGGCACAGTTGGTACTGCTTGGAGTCCTAATATTGACGATTTAGAAGAAGTAGATAAAGTTTTAAAAAATGCAATAGACTTTTTAATAAGTGATAATAAAGACTTATTAAAAAAATATGATGGACTTAATCTAGAAAATGTAAGTATTAGACAACAATTAAGTACAGATTTAAAACAAACGAGAGACGAATTTTTGTTCCAATTTAACAATTACAAACAACTACTAGATGAAACTGGTCAAGTTATGGAGCAACGTTTTAATGATATTTCAAAATATATTCGTTTTAAAAATGGGAAAATCGAACTTGGAGATATTAATTCACCTTTTAAAACTTTAATCACTCACGAAAAAATAAGTTTTTTAAAAGGAGAATCAGAAGTTGCTTATATCTCTAATAATAAACTTTATATCACTAATGCTTATATTATAAACTCTTTAAGAATTGGTAATTTTGAATTTATTGTGGAAAGTAATGGTGGTCTAAGTTTTAGAAAGGCGGTGAACTAATGGCTTTAAGTGGAAGTTATCAAAATGGTAGGACTGGTTATACTGCTAAAACTGAGTGGACAGCAATACAAAACGTTGAAGAAAACTATTCAGATTTAACAATAAAATTGTATCTAATCTGTGGTAATAGATATGATATTTATACAAAAGAAAGAATTCACAAAGTTTATATTGATGATACACCTTATGAAATAAAATCTAGTTTATATAGTCATGGCGGAGAAACGTTGTATTTAGGTTCTACAACAAAAAGAATTTACCACAATCCAGACGGAACACGAGAAGTAAATTTATCAACAGTAGTTCAATTTAATGCAACTATTAAAGGAACTTATGTAACTAATGTTAATGGTGGGTCAGATACTATAACTCTTGATAAAATACCAAGAATGAGTAATATAAAAAACACAATGACAGGTTCAAGATACTTAAATTCTCCACATACTCTTCAAATCGACAAATTCTTAACTGGAAATATCACTCATGACGTTTGGTATATAGTTTATGGAGATGATGTCACAAAGACAAGTAACTGGCACTATATAGCAAGAAATTCAAGTAATTTAGATATTGAATTTGTTCCTACACTTGATCATATAGAATTACAACCTAATAATACTACTATTTATCTTGATTTTGGAATAAAAACATATAAAGACGGAGAATTATATGGAGAAATAGCTTATAGTAAAGGTTGGCACTTTAAAATTCCAGAAAGTGTTAAGCCAACTATAACTAATGTTGAGATAGTAGAAACAGACGAAAAAACGAAACCTTTGGGGTTATATGTTCAAAATCATTCAAAATTAAATATCAAAACTACTGCTGAAGGAATAAAAGGTTCAACTATACAAAATGTAAAAGTTACAATTGCAGGTCAAACTTTAAATGGTGTAAATGTAACTACATCAGAGATATTAGAAAGCGGAGAAATAGAACTAAATGTAACTGTAACAGACAGTAGAAATAGAACTGATACTTTAAAAAGAAAAATATCAATAGAGCCTTATTTTTTACCAACGATTAGTAATTTTTCTGGACATAGATTAGAAGAAAATCAAAGTAAAGTTAGTATTCAAAACAATTTTAAAATGGCAAGTCTTTTAGACAAAAATACTTGTAAATGGAAAATAGAGAGAAGACAAATAGGAACTGATAATTGGGTTACTTTTAGAGAAGGTAGAGAAAAAACTTTAAATAATAGTATTGTTCACTATAATATTGACGAAAGCTATGATTTTGAATTTAGACTCACTATATCTGATTTTTATAATGAAACTAATCAAACTTTTTTTATTTTCTCTGCTTTTAGGTTAGTTAGTTGGCATCCGTCAGGTACTGGAATGGCAATAGGTCAGATATCAAAAACACCTAATATGTTTGACATAAACTTAAAAACAACTTTTCATAAAGGAATTGAAGTAGAAAAATGGACTAAAATGCACCTTTATAATAG